ACATACATCCCATCAACCAACAATGAAAGACTCGAAGTGATTGATGTAGACAGCGATACAAAAGATACCAGTAGCTTTATTAAAAGCTACAACGAAGGCGTTAGTGTGAGTGTCTCAGACAGACGCATTAACAAAACCACAATGGAACGCTATGGTGTTGTACGCCATGAGGGTTTCTACTACTTCCCCTATTACGATAGTAATTCCCAACTGGTGGCGGCTAAGCGTAGAGAAGTGAAGGACAAGAAGTTCACCACTGTAGGTGGATGGAGTAAGGGTACTCTGTTTGGACAACATCTCTATCCGTCCAATGGCAAGTACCTCACCATCACTGAAGGTGAGTTCGATGCGTTGGCAGCATACCAATTGACAGGCAGTAAGTATCCTGTGGTATCTATACGCACAGGTGCAGGTAGTGCATTGAAGGATGCCAAAGCAAACTACGAATACATCAACAGCTTTGAAAACATTGTGCTGTGCTTCGATGGTGATGAGGCAGGGCAGAAGGCAGCGAAGGAAGTTGCTGAACTGTTTGGTAGTAAGTGCAAGATATTTAAACCTGACCCTGCATACAAGGATGCATGCGAGTGGCTTGCAGATAGCAAGGAAGCTGCCTTCGTAGCTCGGTGGTGGGCAGCAGAGCCGTTCGTGCCTGATGGTATTGTCAGTGGCACTGGGCTATGGGAGTTGGTGTCAACACCAATGGAAGCAGCAGATTGTTTCTACCCTTGGAAGGGACTCAACGACATTACCTATGGCATCAGAGCAGGTGAGCTAGTTACATTCACAGCAGGTAGTGGACTAGGTAAGAGCCAGACATTAAGGGAAATTGTGTGGCACTTGTTGCAGAACAGCAACGACAACATTGGCTTGATGTTCTTAGAAGAGAGTGTTCGTAAGACTAGTCTGTCAATGATGAGCCTTGCTGCTGATATACCTATGCACCTGCCAACATCTGAGGTATCTGAAGTAGTACGAAAGGATGCGTTCGATAAGACACTAGGCACTGGTCGCCTCTACTTCTTCGATCACTTTGGATCAACAGCCATTGAGAACATTGTTAATCGTGTCAAGTATATGGCTAAGGGACTAGGCTGTAAGTATGTATTCCTAGATCACCTATCCATCATCGTGTCTAGTCAGGACAATGGTGATGAGCGTAAGGCTATTGATGAAATCATGACCAAGCTTCGCATGCTTGTGCAGGAAACTAGCATTGCCCTCATCATTGTTAGCCACCTCAAGCGTCCGTCAGACAAGGGACATGAGGAAGGTGCAACCACTAGCCTAGCTCAGCTTCGAGGCAGTGCTGCCATTGCACAGCTTAGTGACATGGTGATATCGCTAGAGAGGAATGGTCAGGCTGATGATCCTGTTGAGCGTAACACCACCAAGGTGAGGGTGTTGAAGAACCGCTACAGTGGACAGACTGGTCCTGCTTGTAGCTTGCTTTATAACAAAGACACTGGCAGAATGTTCGAGATTGATTCAACAATGGAGGGACTTATGCTATGAAGAAGTGGGATGGTTTTGACAGTGCCATCATAGGAGCATGTTCTGTTTGGCAGAACAATGAGCGTGTTGAGGTGCTTGTATACGACATCTACAAGATGGTTGAACAGCTTGTGCTTAGAGACGGTATGAGTGCAGATGAAGCACTTGAGTACATCGACTTCAACATTGAGAATGTTTACATAGGAAAGGACACACCAATTATTGTGTGGGAATATAACGATGAGTGACGGAGGAAAGGGACATACTCAGCGTCCTAGAACAATAGCTGATGATGAATGGGCTACTAGATGGAATGCCATCTTTGGCAAAGACTCAGTAGAAGATTACAAACAGTCGGTAGATGTTGACAACCTCCGACAAAATCATAAGGACAAGGACGATGATCTTCTTAGACATAGAGACAAACCTGAAACATGACACCATTTGGTTGTGTGTTACTAAGCACAACACCACTGGTGAAGTGAGGCACTGGCGGGAAGCCGACACCTTGCAACAATACTTAGATGGTGAGCAAGTGGTAGGCCACAACATCATTGGCTTTGATGCTCCAGTGCTAAAGAAGGTATGGGGTGTTGTCATTCCTGACAACAAGCTAGTGGATACACTGGTGATGTCACGCCTGTACAAGCCTGACATTGACATTGTTATTCCTGAGCAGGGCAAAGCCCCTAGTCCACACAGCCTAGAGGCATGGGGCTATCGCTTAGGCAATCACAAGATAGGCTACACTGCCTTTGATGGTGGCTACACTGAGAGCATGGCTATCTATTGTGAGCAGGATGTATTGCTGCTTGAAAATTTGTACAACCATCTATCAACAGTGATGGTGAAGGAAGGATTTTCTACCCAAAGCATTCAGCTTGAGCATGATGTTGCAATCATCTGCCGTGGTATGGAAGACAACGGCTTCATGCTAGACATGGAGAAAGCTATGGTGTTGAATGCCACATTAAGTGGTCGCATGTCTGACATTGAAGAGAGCATGCAGAAGGTGTTCCCTCCTATCGTGGAGCAACGCTTCTCTGAGAAGACAGGCAAGCAACTGAAGGATAAAGTCACCGTCTTTAATCCCGGAAGTAGGCAGCAAATTGCTGAGCGATTGGCAGGGCTTGGTGTTAAGTTTACTAAACACACAGACAAAGGCAATGTCATTGTGGACGAGGCTGTGCTTGAGAAGATTGACTTGCCTGAAGCTAAGCTTGTAGCTGAATACTTAATGATTCAAAAGCGTGTGGCTCAGATTAGTAGTTGGTTGGAACTGGTAGGCGATGACGGTAGGGTACACGGTAGAGTCACTACTAATGGTGCAGTGACAGGCAGAGCTACACACAGTAGCCCTAACATGGCACAGGTTCCTGCGGTGGGTAGTCCCTTCGGTGCTGAGTGTAGAGAGATGTGGCGTGTGCCAGTAGGGTACAAGCAGGTGGGTGTTGACCTATCAGGTATTGAGCTTCGTTGCTTAGGCCACTACCTCAAGGATCAGGAATGGATTGATGAGTTGCTAAAGGGTGACATCCACTGGTTTAATGCACAGAGCTTTGGCTTGGTGGAGAAGGGTACTGTCAAGGATGATAACAATCCTGAGCACAAGAAGGCTAGGAACACCACAAAAACCCTGACATATGGAGTGTTGTATGGTGCAGGTGCTGCCAAGGCAGGATCGATTGTTGGTGGTAACAGCAGCAAAGGCAAGAAACTTATTGATAGTTTTATCAATAACACACCCGGCCTAGCTGAGCTGAAGAAGAAGATATCTAAGCTGATGGCTAAGGGTCATCTCCCTGCACTGGATGGACGCAGGGTGTGGGTTAGATCTGAGCATGCAGCATTGAACACATTGTTACAAAGTGCAGGTGCTATCATTGCTAAGCAGTGGCTTGTTGAATCAACAAAGCTGTTGCAAGAGAAGGGAATAAATGCTAAACTGTTGGCGTTTGTTCATGACGAAACACAATGGGAAGTTAAAGAAGATCAGGCAGAGGAAGCAGCTAGGCTCATCGAGCAAGCAGCAACCAAGGCAGGTGAAGCTTTAGGTTTTCGTTGCCCTGTTAATGCTGAGGGTAAAGTCGGGGACAACTGGAAACAAACTCACTAAGGAAACATAATGGATATTCAACAAGAGACGAAACGAACTAGCGTTTCAATTACAGATATTGAAAACAAAATTAAACAAGTAACTTATACTGTGTTGCCGGACACGACAACAACTATTTGTCAATTGTTTATGGAACATGGATATGTCATTATTGGTACAAGTGCTTGTGTTGATAAAACAAAATACAACAAATCACTTGGTGAAAAGTATTCTTATGAAGATGCTATTAACAAGGCATGGCCTCTTGAAGGCTACTTGTTAGCTCATCAACTTTATGAGGATTCTCGTAAGTAATATTACGAGGCGGTTGTGGGTCTGCCGTTCAGACCGTTTTTATATTGGAGAAAATTATGAGTGAAGAAAAGAAAGCAATTAAATTGAAGGCTGATGTCTTCTGGTGTCAGCACAACAAGGTGAACGACATGTCTGGCAAGTTCCAGATTAACTTGTGCAACTTGTCCGATGCTGCTGTTGAAGCATTGGAAGAGATGGGCATCAGTGTTCAGACTGGCGAAGACAAGAAGTCTGACATGGGTCGTTACATCACATGCAAATCAGAGAAGCCCATCCGTGTCTTTGATACAGACAATGATGAGATTACTGAGGCCATTGGCAACGGCAGCAAGGCTAAGGCTTTGGTGTCTAGCTACTCTTGGACATACAAGAACAAGAAAGGTGTTAGCCCTTCGTTGAAGAAGCTGGTCATCACTGACTTGGTTGAGTATGCTGCAGGTAGTGGCATCAGTGCAGACGATGAGGATGTGCTGTAAATGAAAGCCTTGTTCGATAGCGACATCTTCGCTTATCGAGCAGCATCTGCATGTGAGGATGAAGACGAAACAACGGCACAGCGAACACTGGATCGTTTAGTAGTTGATGTCCTCATGTGCGGTGTTGATAACATCTACCCTGATTGCTTTGTAGATGAGTGGCATATGTTCTTAACAGGTAAGAACAACTTCAGATATCAGATAGCCACCACTGTTCCTTACAAAGGTAACAGAGTGGACAAGCCTAAGCCAAAGCATCTCGCTTTTCTTAGGAACTATTTGGTAAAAGAATGGGGAGCCACCATCTCTGATGGTCAGGAAGCCGATGATGCAATTGCCATTGAAGCTACAAAGCTTGGTGACAATTGTGTCATTGTGTCTTTAGACAAAGACTTAGATCAGATTGTTGGCTGGCATTACAACTTTGTTAAACATCTAGGCTACTACATCAAACCAGAGGAAGCTTTGGTAAAGCTGTACACGCAGATGCTGACAGGCGATGCTGCTGATAACATCAAAGGCTTGTTCCGTGTTGGTCCAGTGAAAGCAGCCAAGATACTTGGGGATACAACAAATGAACTTGAGCTATACAACAAAGTGTTGGAAGCTTATGAAGGTAATGCTGAGCGTGTGTTAGAGAATGCTCGGC